TTGATGCTAAGGAAGAAATAAAAGAACCACCTGTTGCAATATCAAAAGGACAGTTAAGCAACGGAGAACATATACCTATGGGAACATATGGTAATTTTAGTTTTATATCTGCAGGACCAAAGAGTAAAAAGACATTTTTAGTATCACTACTTGCTTCAGCTTATTTAGGTTCACACGATGTATTTGTAGGCGATTTAAAGGGCTTTAAAGGAGACAGAAAGGTAATACACTATGATACAGAACAAAGTCGTTATCACGCACAAAAGACATTTAAAAGAGTACATAGAATGGCTAAAGATGCGAGTGATTATGAAACGTATGCTTTAAGACAATTTAGTCCAGAAGATAGATTAGATTTTATAGATTGGCATTTAGCTGAAACAAAAAACATAGGTCTTGTAATTATTGACGGAGTAGCTGACCTACTAAACGACATTAATGATCTTGAGAAATCTAATAAAGTAATACATTACTTGATGAAGTGGACACAAGATTACAATATACATATCATTACAGTTATACATTCTAACTTCTATAATTCTAAAGCAACAGGACATTTAGGTTCATTCCTTGAGAAGAAAACAGAAACACAAATAACTGTATCTCCTACAGATGACAATCCTAATATAGTTGTTGTTGACTGTAAAAGAAGTAGGGGTTATTCATTTGAAGCATTTTCATTTGAAGTCAAGAAAGGATTACCGCAAGTATGTAAGATGCCAAGCGGAATTAACCAATTTATACATTCGTGAAATTAAACTTTGAATTAAACATAAGACCACTTGCTCACCAGTCTTTTAAGATTGGTAGAGGTGGTATTAAGTATAAACCTAAAAAGGTAAAGGATTATCAGTCTTATCTACAAAGATTAGTTACTGAACAATTACCTAAACAATTCTCTATAATTACAGCAGGATCAGAAATTAAAGTTAATTATATAGAATATATCTATGCTTATCCAAAGAGTTTCTCAAAGAAGAAGAGAGTTAAAACATTTAAGACAACAAAACCTGATTTACAGGATAACTTAAATAAAGCTTTCTTTGATGCTTTAGAAGGTCTTGTATATGAACAAGATCAAAATATTGTAGAAATAAACGCAATGAGTAAGTTTTATGGAGAAACTGATAAGGTAAGAGTAGAATTTGAATATTAAATTATGAATGTACAATTAGAGTTTGTTAAAGGTTTTTTACTTGGCATAGATTATGTCGAAGATATAGAGATACCTGAATACGATACTACTGCAGATCTGTTAAGAGTTTGTGTTGGCTTCATATTCATACATTTCTTTTTTATTAAATGATTGAGTTATTATCTAAATATCATAAGTTGTGGATTTCAATGGGACTTTCTATGGGTATTCCATCACATATAGTTGAAGACTTTGTTCAAGAAATGTATCTTCGATTAAATAAGTATGTTAAGGAACCTAAAAAGATAATGTATAATGAGACAGATATAAATAAGTTTTATGTATATATAACTATCAAGAATCTATATAATGATTACTTAAAGGAAAGAAATAAACATCATATGGTTAGGCTTGATGATATTGAGGTTACTTATGAAATTGTAGAGCCAACTCCTGAAGCACAAAGAAAATCTGAAATAGAAAAGCAGAGAGCTGAAGAAAGATTAATAGATTTAATACAAGATGAGGTTGGGAGTTGGGATAGTTGGTACGATAAAAAACTATTTAAAGTCTATTACGAAACTGATATTAGTATGAGAAAGTTGTCTAAGGATACTAATATAAGTGTTACATCTATTTTTAATAGTTGTAAGAACTACAAACAAATCCTTAATACAAAATTTGTAGAAGATTTCCAGGACTACATCAATGGAGATTTTCATTTAATTAAAAAAGATAAAGATGAATAAAATACCACCCAAACCAAACGATAAAAGAACCAAGAATTACAAACAGTGGGTTGCTAAATACGAGAAGCAATCTTCTGGTGTTGGTGATACTGTAGAAAAGATTACTAAAGCTACAGGGATTAAAGCTGCAGTTGACGGAGTGTTTGATGCACTTGGAAAAGACTGTGGCTGTGATAAGAGAAAAAAGACATTAAATAAAATGTTTCCCTATAACAAACCTAATTGTTTAACACAAGAAGAACATTCTTTTCTTACTGATTTTTATGATGCTAATAAAACAAAAATTACAGGAGAAGAGCAAAGAGAGCTTTTAACTATATACAACAGAGTTTTTAATTACAATGATAAGATGACAAGTTGTAGTAGTTGTTTTGCTGGTAAACTTAGTAAACTTAAATCTTTGTTTGATGAGTATAATGGTTGAGAAAGATCTCTTTGAGTATTTGAAGGAAAGAGTTTATCCTGACCTTGTAATGAGTACAAATCCTATTAGTAGATGGGATTGTTATAGTCCTGTTAAACAGCATAGGATAGAACTTAAATGTAGAAAGACTCATTATGACGAGTTAATAGTTGAGAAGGCTAAGTTCGCAGCATTACTTGATAAGGCAATAGATAACTTTGATGTTCCTATGTATATCAATTCAACACCAAAGGGTGTTTATAGATGGAACCTATTCTTTCAGAATCCTCATTGGTTTAAAAAGTATTTACCTAAAACAACAGATTTCTCTAACACAAATAAAATAACCAAAGAAATAGCAATGCTACCTGTTTTTGGTGCAGAAGTATTATGAGTAAAGATAAACACACACAAAGAAAAAGTATGCCAGTTTATACTGGAGTATTAAAGTATTTTCCTAATGCACTTAAGTATGTAAGTAAAGTTAGTTTAGCAGGAAATAACCAACATCATCCTGACAAGCCACTGCATTGGGATAAGAGTAAGAGTAAAGATCATTTAGACGCACTAACAAGACATCTAATTGATGCTGATAAAATAGACGATGATGGATTACTGCATCTGGGAAAAGTAGCTTGGAGAGCTTTAGCTGCATTAGAGGATTATATAGAAAAAAGTAAATAAGTTTGTTTGTTAATTAAATGTTTATTATATTAGCGTTATGAAAACAAAGCAATGTAAAAAATGTTATAGAGTTCTTAATATTAGTTTATTTCCTGTTAGAAAAGATTCTGCTGATGGGTATAGGAATGAATGTAAAGAATGTAAAAAGAAATATATGAATAGTTTTTATAAAGAAAACAGAGAAGATCAAATTAAAAAGAGATCTAACTATAAAGCTAAAAGAAGGTCTTTAGATCACAAGTGGAGATTTTGGAAAAACTTTGAAGATAGAATTGGTGAGTTTAGAAGGAAAAGAGGTTATGTTATTGATTTAACAACGCAAGAGATGATTGGTTTGTCAAGAGAAGATTTTTATAAATATATTGAATCTAAATTTACTGAAAAAATGAGCTGGAAGAATTATGGTACTTATTGGTGTGCAGATCATAATGTGTCTTTATTTTATTCTGAAAATGAAGAACAGTTTGTAAAGTTAAATTATTTTACAAATATAAAACCACTAACTATAAACGAGAATAATAAAAAAGGAATAAAAATATATGATTAGATTATTAGACGGTAAGGAATGGGAAAAGAAAGAGTTGTTAGACAGAATGGATGACGATAGTTTTTACTATGGTTATCTTGGTGAAGCAGCTTTATCTTCAAGTAGTATAAAAAGTTTATATGAATCTCCTGTTAAATATAAAAGCTATTTAGCTAAAGACAATAGTAATGTTCCTGCACTGAGAGAGGGCAGACTATTTCATACTTTGGTATTAGAATACGAGAAGATACCAGAGAGATATATATTTGTAGATGCAAGTTCAAGAAACACTAATAAGTATAAAGATGCTAAAGCAGAGAATCCAGGTATGGAGATAATGCTTAAGAAAGAGTTTACATACTTTCAATATCTTGTAAAGTGTTTAGAGTCTAACTATGAAGCAAGTGAATTACTTCGTGGTGGTACAGCAGAACTTCCTGGTATAGGAGAGATAAATGATTTTCCCTTTCGTGGTAAAGCTGACTATTTAACAACAGATAGAATTGTAGATGTAAAGACTACAAATGATATAGGGTCTTGGGTATATACAGCAAGAAACAAATGGCATTATGACGTACAAGCCTATATATATATGGAACTCTTTAATGTACAAAACTTTACATTTTTAGTTATAGATAAGGGAAGCGGTGAGATTGGGATATATGAATGTAGTGAGGAGGCGTTAGAAAGAGGTAAGAAGAAAGTTGAGATCGCTTGTAATAATTATAGAAATTATTTTTATGATAAGACTAAGAATGTAAATGAGTACGTTAGAAAAGGATATATATAAAAAAAAGATAGAGAAAAGTTATTACTTAACATTAAGGGATTTAATAATGGGTGTAACTTATGAAGAGCTAATTGAAGATATGTATGAGTTTGAAAGAAAAGAAATGTATGAACTCTGTGCAGGAATTAAAAAAGCTCTTCTCTATGCAGAAGAAAAAACATATAGTGAAATAAAAATAGAATTAGAAGATAATGACACAAAAATCGAATATTAGTATATCGCAAATTGAGTTAGCAGTAACTAAAGAACTTGGTATTAACATATCAAGAAATACAAGAAAGAGAGAATTTGTTTATGGTAGAGCTATTTACTTTAAACTATGTAGAGAGTTTTCTCATTCAACACTGTTAAGTATAGGTAAGTCTGTTGGTAGAGATCACGCATCAGTATTACACGGACTCTTTGTTTTTGATGTAATGGCTTTACATAAAGATACAGTCTTAAACGTATATACAAGAATAAGAAACAAACTACTGGAAGAGAATGAAAATGATCTAAAGAAGTTTAATGATGAAAACTATTATAAAATTAAGTATAACAAACTCGTAGAAGAATATCAAGAGTTACAAAGAAAATATGATTTAATAAATGAAACGCAAGAGGTCTAAAGAAGAAATTGATGCACACAACAAGAAATGGAGTTTACCACCTTATGGTGGATTATATAACCAAGCAGCTGCAAGATGGTGTTTGGAAAAAGGATATAAGATTTATCCTGAACCTCTTCCTGGTTGTATTGGTCGGTGTGTTAAGTTTAATCTTGTGGTAGATTTTAAAGGTGTCAAGAAGAGAGGCACAAAGATATATTCTGACAAAGAATGGTCAGATGCAATTTGGAATATATATAAGTTTTTATACGAAAAAAATGGGGAGAAAACCAAAACAGTATAAGTATGTCAAAGATAATGATGGACGAAGAAACAATGGACGAAAACCAGGAGTTAGAAACGTGCCTGTTGTACGACCCACATCTTCTGCTGCTCTTAATGATGCCAAACGAAAACGGGTCGGAATCTATGCACTTAACGCAATGGCTAAAGTATTCGGATCAGAAGAAGAAGCTTGGGAATCATTAGCCGAGCAAGCTAAACAATCATTTCCACATCTTAAATTACTCTTTGAATATAAATATGGTAAGCCACTTGATAAACCTGAAGAGAAACAACAGAAGGTAAATATCAATATTAAGAATCTATTTACTGGTAGTCAAGAAGAAGATAATACAATAGAACTTGATAATGATGAAGAAGCCAGTACTCAATAATAAATACAATTCATTAGGTAACGACTCAAGATACTTTGTTATAACAGGAGGTAGAGGAAGTGGTAAGTCATTCGCTATAACCACCTTTTTAGCCTTTCTAACGTTTGAACAGGGTCATAAGATACTATTCACTCGTTATACTATGATAAGTGCTGCTAACTCAATTATTCCAGAGTTCCTTGAGAAGTTAGAACTCTATGGTATTATGGAACATTTTCGTATTACTAAAGATGAAATCTTAAACATAAGCACTGGAAGCTCAATACTATTTAAAGGTATCCGTACATCAGCAGGGAATCAAACTGCTGCACTAAAGTCGATTAGTGGGATAACTACTTGGGTGCTTGATGAGGCAGAAGAATTAATTAAGGAGGAAGACTTTGATAAGATAGATCAGTCAGTTAGAAGTAAGTCTAAACCTAATAGGGTTATGATGATACTAAACCCTACAACAAAAGAGCATTGGATATATCAAAGATTCTTTGCAGGTAAAGGAGTTAATCCTGGTACTAATGACTTTGTAGATAATGTTACATATATACATACTACATTTAAAGATAACATAGAAAACTTATCAGATTCATTTCTATTGCAACTGGAAGATATTAGACGCAGAAGACCAGATAGATATAATCACCAGATACTTGGTGGATGGATG